GTATGCATTCCGCTTTGCTACGACTCCATGATGTTGATTTCCGCACCCTCAATACCAAGTCACTTATGGTTAAGGGTGAAGTGCTCTTAAAACGGAATGATCCATCTTGGGCGCCTCGTGTCATTTACGTTGGAAGTGATGAGTATAATGTCCTCACAGGACCCATCATGGATGAATTTAACAAACGTTTGAATGGCGCGTTGGACGTGTTCACTTCTCCTCAGGTTGAGAAGGTCGTATTTGCTTACACCAAGAATGATGTCGAGATCGCCACGGCTTTGTCCGGCTGTGACCGATATTTTGAAGGTGATTTCCAAGCAAACGACAAGAGCCAACTGCAGGATGTGAGTGTGATCTTTGGACACTGGTTGAAGCGTTGTGGAGTCCCATCTTGGTTTTGTAGATTTTACAAGCGGAACAGTGAGTCCTTTACAGTTCGTTCGTATGAGTACGGTGTCTCTGCCGATATTAAGTATCAGTTGGCCACCGGCGGCACGGACACCACTTCAAGGAACACCATATGGAACTTCTGTTTATGGCACTCATTTTGTGAAGCAACACGTGTTGTTAAATCTACTGTGGCTATTCTTGGCGATGATATCGCCGCTGGCACTGACAAACGAGGAATCGATGTCAATCGTTGGCAAGCACATTGTAGCTCTGCTGGTATGAGGCTGACGGCCCATGAGCGGCGCTACTATTGCGATTTGACATTCCTTTCCCGGTTCTTCGTCCCCGTTGGCACCGAGAACTGTATGGTCCCATTAATCGGTAAAGCACTGATGCGGTTTAATGCTCGCGCTAACCGCAATCAAGACATTAGTGATGACCAATACATGGCGGGCAAGTGCCTCAGTTATGCCTATGAATTTCGCCACGTTGCCTATCTTCGTGATAAGTTTCTCTCCCGTTTTTCGTCTACCCAAGTTTCTTTCGCGGATGTCAAGCTTACTGATTTAACCTGGTTTGCAAAACAGGGCGTCTCATCAATCGATGACGTTTATCTTAAAATACGCGGAGAACCTCTGGTCATTTCAGATGACGATTTTCTCGAGATTCTCATGGCAAAATATGATATTGGACTCTACGACTTGGATTACCTCTGTGAACGACTTATCTTAGACACTGTCCCGGAAGTGTTTTCTGATGAGCGATACTACAATTTTGCGCACGAAGTTGAATGACCGACAACTTCGCCGGTGCTGCTTGGTCCCCTTTAAGGACCCGGTGTGGGAGATACTGGC